TCTTCTGTGTTGTCCTTCCACTCCTTAGTGAGGTAAGGGAAGTGTGTGTAGGTACTTTGAATTGTACCTAAGATGGTAGCAAGTTTTACCTTTCGTTCTAAGTCTTCTAATGTATCGGTAGCACGGATAACGCACTCCGTTAGGTTACAAAACTGAGAATCACGCAAGATGATTTCGCTGCACGGATTCGTACCAAAGTCTTGATCTACGTCACGGCGTCCGTTCTTACCAGCTTGTACCTTAGCAGCCTGACGATTGAAGATACCACGTTCACCACTGCCACTTTCCACTAGGGCTTGCCACTCACGCATAAATGAGATGCTGTCGGGCTTCTCAGTGTACGATACAGAGTTGTTAGCCAAAGCTCGTTGAGGGTTGTTCTCCCACCATGCACCTGACTTAGCGTGACGCATACGATCATCACTTAGGTTGCTCAGGGAGATCATAGCTGAACGTCTAACGCCCCCTACGACTACCACCTCACCGATCTTACACATGATGTCATGACATTCGATAGAGGATAGCTTACGACCTGTAGCACCCTTGAAGGTATGAACGACAAAGTTGAACAAGTCGATCAGAGGCGCTGGACCACTAGCACGACCGCCGAAGGTCTTTAGTCTAGCACCCGCTGGACGTACTTTAGATACATCCCACTTAGGAACCTCACCGCTGTACAGTAGTGCAATTACCTGACGTAGAGCCTTAGCCCAGCCCTCTTTGCTATCCTTGACAACGATTGTAGTATCGCTGTTGAACAAGGCATCTGGCACTTCTGGCAGCTTGTTGATGTACTGTCGCTCAACTGAGAACCCTACGCCTGTACCACACAACAGGATAAACATAGCTTGGTCGAAGCTCTTGATGTTCTTAACTGCAAGGTAGCTACAGTTATACATGGCAGTATTGTCACGGAGGGCTGCTGGGCCAGCGGTCATAAGGGAGCGCATGGAGGGCATAACGTCAAGCGACAGGATAGCCTCTTCAATCTGACGGATGTAACTGTCGTCCCCTGCCACAGGCTTTACGATGTTCTCCATATAACGGGATACAGTCTCTTCCCATGTCTCACGGCGTCCTTCTTTGTCTAGCCATCGTGCATAACGTGACTTGTGAATGAAAGACTGGTAGTCTGTTGGTAGTGTATTGCTCATTCGCCACGTCCTCGCATTGTTTTATCTTCTTCTAACCAGACCATACGGTCAATGTCCTCTCGGCTAATTCCAATGTCCTTTAGTTCCCTATCGGACAGTTGGTTCAGTATCTTGATTGCTTGTCGATGCTCTGACCACATCACACAGTATCGCATGAACCTTACGAATATATTGTTTACCCATCTCTTCTTCATCGGTTATCCCCTGACCCCTTAATCACACCACGTCTTGCTCTGTCGTTTAACTTATCCATATTTACTTCCATGACCTCTGGCAGGTTACTGTAGAAGTAATTAGCCAAGGCTGTCGTGTAGAACAGAACGTCACCTAACTCCTTGATGATCTCTTTCTGATTAACCTTGGTATTGTCACGGAGGTATTTCTTTACCTTCTCAGCTACCTCTCCAGCTTCACCTACGAGACCTAGCGCATTTTCCACTAGGCGGGTCTCACCTTTTGTCGTGATCTTACCTTCAACCCAATAGGAATATTCCATTGGTGTCACATTCACAATGCTGAAAGCATCAATGTCTTCTTGAGTAATCATACTGTTCTCCCATAGAACTCTGTCTGTTTAGCGGGGTCTCTAGCTATATCGAACAGATACCAAGCGCAGTTATCTTTACCCACGCTCTTACTGCCCTCAATCCACTTGACCCTGCCTACGCTCACTACCTTAACGCAATACGACATCAAGATAGCTGATTGTTTCGTGTGCATCCAATCGGCATCAAAGAGTAGCCATGTTGGACACATCTGCATCCACCCTTCGATGAATGGGTGCAGTAGTTTTCTATCCCAAGGTGGGTTGGTGATACACAAGTCAGCACCACCGAAAGCCATGTACAAGTTCAAGAAGTCTTTCTCACCCATGTTAATGGAATCGTGTAAGCAAACCCTTGGGTCTCTAGGCTCAATGTCACAAGCAAAGATACACTCACTGTGACCATCCGTCAGACTATCTATGTGGTCTATCAAACGCCCATCACCCGCACAAGGCTCGTAGTAGTCAAACGAGTAAGGCAAGTGCGGGATCAGGGGTTCAACAGCAGCTAGAGGTGTCGGGTAGTAGTCCCTCGGTACTCTGTCGAAGTCACTACGTTTGCCCATACATAGCCTTTAGTCGTGACTGGGAAACAAACTCTGGATCGTACATACCGTTCTCTACCTCCCGTTTAACTACAATGCCTGACCACCACTCTTTGTTAGCTTGACCTGCCCAGCCCTCTGCTGCTCCCTTGTAGCACCCTGCGACCAAACCGATAACTCCATTAGGATGCGAAGCGTCTTTAAACTTAAGATCACGTTTATGGCTATGACCACAAGTAGAACTATGATGCCTGTGAGCCAGTAGTGCATTAGCATGGTGCATACCAGACATAGCAGACCCAAAGTTGCCACTACTAAAGAAGTGAGCGTATGAGACCCCATCGTAATCAGCAATCGCTGGAGCGGAGTTTTCATACTCGTGGTACTCGTCGAACCACCTGTTCGTCTGTAGGTGGTCAAAAGATATGCCATACTTCGAGCCTTCAAGTCGAGGATCGTGTTTGATAGCTTTCTTAATCCTGTTCTCATGGTTCCCCTCAAACCCTATGTAAGCTGGTCGTTTTCGTCGGTGATGTCTGAACTTCCATCGAATACGCTCTTGTGCATCGTTGTAGTGTTCAATGTCTGCCTCATAGCTCTGACTGACGATTGCCTCTGGGTAACGAGTGTCAAATGTATTTAATGACCGCATGTCAGCGCCATCACCCAAGTCAACGACATAATCAGGCTTGAGGTCATACAAGAACTCTCCTAACCAGTTGAACCTCTCGTTACTCACACTGGGATCAACGTGAGCGCACGAGAAGACTACTACTGTCTTTCCTGCCATTATGTTTCCTTTATCCATTCCTCTGGGATTAACTTGTCTGCGTACATATAGCCATGCTTATCGCACCACATGCCTAACGTAGTCTTGGAGCCTTTGCTTATCTTAGCCTTAGAGTTAGAGAAGACAAACCGAATGTCAAGGTCAGGGTGTTGCTTCTGGACTAACAGATGTTTCTTTCTGTCTGCTGCAACGAACCGTCCCTTGGATTCTATGATGATACCGTTGGGGAGTTCAAAGTCAGGTGTGTAGGTTCTAACCTCGTTGACCTCATACTTGATCTTGAACTCCTCATACTTGAACGGCACTTTAAGGCTCTTTAGTTGCTCCGATATACGATCCTCTAGCCCAGACCGATAGCCATGCTTTATACCCCTTGAGGTGGCTCCCATAGCTGATCCTCGTACCGCCTTAGCCATAGTAACCTCGCATTTTCTATCACCCTCTCTGTGTCGCCATCGTAAGCCTTAACACACGTTTCCCAGAGGTCTTCTTCTGTTTCACAATGTGCCAGCATCTTCTCTGATGTCTTTGGCCCTACACGATGTAGACCCTTTATGTTATCAGCAGCGTCACCCGTTAGGATTTGCGTATAGAAGAACTTGATACCTGACCACTCGTCAACCTTAGTCCACTCACCTTTTACGAAGTTAAAGTGCCAACAAGGAAGCTGTAGCATATCTTTATCAACAGATGCAACAACACAGTTATAACCTGTTTCTGCCGCCCCCTTTGATATTAGATCATCAGCCTCTTCGTTGACACTAACGATAGCATCCCAGTTATTAACCATATGCTCTCGTGTCGTACCTAAATACTTTGGCTTTTCTGATGCACTCCTATTTCCCTTGTACGGGTGGGATTTAGCAATGTCATGTCGAAAGTTTGTCTTACCAGTTAGGTACGTTTCGTATTCCTCTGGAGATGGGAAGGGAAGATCAATGGTCTGATCTAAGATGTACTCAATGAGATCATCAACCTTCTCTTCCGCATCTCTTTCAGTAAGGTCTTGAGTGGCAAAGGCTGCACGATAGGCAATTATATCACCGTCGATTAGAACTTTGCCTTTGCTCACTTACATCTCCCCAAAGGTGACTGTGCCATCATCCTTCTCGAACCCTACGTCAGTTACATAACTGTAACCTGCGCCTCGCATAGCATCAGCTAGGAACTGAGACATTGTGTAGAGATCGAAGACACCATCTCGTGATGCGCTGGAAGAACCTTCGATGCCATCCTCTTCCTTGTCGTAGTAAAAGTTTATGTCTACTCTCATATTTAATCCACCATAAATAGTTCGTCGTCTTCACTAGGGCTTGCACCCTCGTAAGACACATGGTCTGTTACACCAACAGCAAGTAGCCGTAAACCCGCACCGTTTGAGTAGGTCTCAAACTGCACCTTAGCTCGTGTGCCGTTACCTAGCTCCCCATCTTCTTCTAACGACCACCAAGTCTTGTTCTCGGCCCCGTTAGTTAGGTTGACTACCTTTGGCGAACCACCGAAGTCTACCTCAGTCTCCTTCCCGTTCTTATCACTGAATGTCATCTTGTGATCGTGCATCCGTGCTAACTTAACGAACTTACCAATCCCAAAACTATTGCCCTCCTTTACTCGGTCGTTGCCAAGGGGCTTAGGGTCCATCCCAGCTTGAAGCAGTTCCTCTATCTGCTCTTCGCTGGTGAAGTATGCGTTAACAACGTACTGCCCGTTATGCCTTGCAGCTTTCTTTGCGGCGCTATTTTTATCCCCGCCCATATCTCGGTTTTCTTCAAACACTCTCGGGTACTCAAGAACCATGTCCATTGTGTGTTTAGCCATCTCACTCTTCCTCTGTTTAAGCTGCTGGTTTGCAGCACTGGTAATATACTATAGGGATACATTTCGGGATTTTAGACACTACTTTTGATATTTATTTTCACTTTAGTGAATATCGGCATAAGTCTTCCCAAATTGTACGTCTGTCCCTAGCGGTACGTTTAGATTTATCTCGTGGTTTACGTTGTTCATGCTCATCTGCATGATGTTTTCTGTCTTATCTTCGTCCCCTTCTTTTGTTATAACGATGATCTCATCGTGGAACTGACCGATAGTCTCTAGTCCCATACCACGACATTCCTTGACCCAGCTATCGAAGCAATAGACCCCCGTACTCTGGTTGAGCGTACTGAAACGATCCTTGTCGCTGCGTAAGCTATACCAGAAGCCTGACACGGGGTTCTTAAGCCACATACCGTTGAACAACTCACGGACACGCAACGTGCTTGCTACCTTCTCAATAGCCCAGTTACGAGACCAGAAGGCTTCCAGTAGCTTCTTAGCCTCAGACTTACTCATGCCTGTCTCACGGGCCAGCTTAGGCGCTCCTACACCGTATGTAGCACTATAGTTAACCACCTTGTAATTCTTACGGAGGGCTTTGAGTGAACGCTCCCCAGAATTATGTTTGTCGATGTCATCTTGAGTGATAACACCAGCGTGTAGAGCCAAGTCTAAGTGAGGGTCAAAGCCTTCACGGCTCATGGCCTCAACGTAGTCAGGGTCTAGCGGTTTCATATAGTGTCGTTTGGTTGTGTCCTCTAATGATGTCATGTCAGCACCAGCTAACAGGTAGCCATCAGGACACGTTAGACACCCACGGATAACATCACCGTATGGCTTGTCTACACCCGGTAGATTTACCAATGGTCGATAGTGCTTAAACCGAAAGGTGTTCGTTAGACCAGCGACACTAGCCTCTAGCCATCCATCCTTGTGACACTCTAAGAAACTCTTAAGAATACCAGCACGGTGAGTAAGAACAGTAAGGCCATCAAGAAGGTCAACAGCTTTGTCAACCTCTGCAAGCTCTTTGACACTTGAGCATAACTCTCCATTCTTTCTAACTTGTTCGATTTGTCGTTCATCACCTGTCGCCTTATCTCTAGTAAACTTATATGTCCGTGGTTTCCAACCTAACGAATAGAGCCAGTCTTTTACCTGATCGTTAGAGTTAGGGTTCCCACGCTCTTTGCCTGTTACCACGACCAAACTCTGAGTGGTCTCAGGCATCTTCTGCTCTTTGCACAAGTCAACCCACCGTTCACCATGTGATGACAGGGAGCCATCTTTCTTGTGCATCACCTTTGGTTTGTGACGAGTAGCAGCTAAAACACGCTTAGGCATAGCATCAGCCAGTTGCTCAACCTTCTCTACCTTAAGTGCCATGATCTCGTCGTAGGCTGCTTGAGCTTTACCTACGTCTAATTTCCACCGTAGGGCTTCCTGTTCTCTGGCACAGTCTAGCTTAAACGATAGATAGTCGATCAGACGATCCTTATCTGACTCTGCATCTTTGTACAGTTTGTCCAGCTTCATGCTTAAGTCACGCCACAGACGATTATTGATCTTAACGTCCTCATCGCACCTGTGAGCGTACTCTTGTGGTGTCAGGGTGTTCCAGTCCTTGATAACTGGTTTGGGTACTCCATAGTCCTCT